TATATATTTATCACTCATTAAAATATCTGCACCACCCCCCGTTCTCATGTGCGTTTGTAAACCAGAAGTTATTGCAACTCTTTGTTTTCCTTCCATAGTTGCAGATAATTCTCCTTGTATAGAAACAGATTCTTGGGTAGATTTCAACGAAGTTCCCTTGGCTGCAGTTAAACAAAGACTGCCTTCTGAAGAATTCATGCTTATAGCATTTTTCATAATTGTTGTTGATTCTTGTCCTTCAGTATGCATCTTTTCAGCAACTTTTATATAACTATTTTTAGCAGATGTAGTCATATCTTCTTTTACTGTCGTTTGTAATCCTCCTTTACCGTCAGCGGTTATTGCTATACTACCGTTTTCTCCACTTGCTCTAATTCCTATTGTACCTCTTGCTGTTGTATCTTGACCTCCAGTGCTAATTGTTCTTATAGGTCCTTTGACCTCATTAACTAAACCTTTTTGTGCTATCATATGTAATCCACCGCCAGGAATAGATCGTAAGGTATCACCTTCTCTACTCTGAATTTGAAAATATTGATTACCTTCGGTCCAATTATGCTTCACTGAGCTACCATCTGGAAAATTAGTGAAACTATATCTAGGATAAGTATGAGCATATTTGTCGGGAGGTGGTGGACCGTTCCATTTTTTAATTTGTTCAGTCCATTTATCACCTAATTCAGATTGCGTCCCCGGATGTGGTTTTTTATTTTCTGCCATCTTTTATCTTCTTTCTATGATTATGGATAAAGTCCCTCGTGAGTATTTGAGTTTGTTATTTGATGTCCAAGTTGTTTATATGATGTCATGTTTTGTTGTAATAAGTCTTTTCTGATATTATTAGGAATTCTATTGAACATATCTGCCATAGTGGCACCCGCATTGCCAAATAATTTTTCCAATCCTGCTGTTAATGTACCGCCCATTGCTGATGTTAATGCATTTGTTGCATTTGTCATATTATTTGAACTATTAGCAGTAAATGCTACATCTCCTTTCGCATCAACATTCAATTCCATTTCACCATAAGCAGTATTTACTTTTATTAATAAAGATTCGAAGTTTTCTAATCCATGTAATGTCGTATCATTTTGTAGAGTTTCTAATATTTCTATTAGGTCATTAGTGTTGGTCGCTTGACATAAAAGATTGATGGCATTCTCAATAAAAGTTTCTTCATGAACTGTACCAGAAGATGTAAAACTATCAGATGATGTAGTGCTAATATGACTCAATAGTGTTTTGAGTGCTTCCAACAGTTCAGGAGATAAACACTCTTCTAATTTTGTTTTCTGTTTTTTTGTTGCTTTATCTAACATGTTATTAAAATTCATCTTAGAACCAAACGAAGGCATAGGAAATCCTAAACCTGGAATATGAGAGAATTGTTGAAAAGCAGTTTCTACATTTTTTAGTTGTTCAATAATATGGCCTGTTTGTTGTGATAATGCACCAGAAGAAGGTAATCCTTTGTTTTGAAGCAGATTATATAAACCCTGCTCTATTAATCTGACTACTTCTGCACCTTTTACAGTTCCATTTCCTAGTTTGGCCTTTCTAAGTAGGTTTTCTATAACTTTCGCAGCTTTACTAGCAGGTATTGTAGAATTTCCTGGAATGCCTGTTTCATTCATCGTATAGTTGTATTGACCTGTGATCTCATATTGAGTGGTTCCTGGTTCGCCAGTCCTTCTACATAAAGCACCTGGCACAGGAGGAATATAATTTGTGAATTGATGAGCGCCTCCTGGAGGACCAGCCAAAGGCATCAAAGCCAAATCTTCCAAAGGAAAATTCTGAGTTGCTTGATTTTGCGTTCTTACTAAACCTCCACTTTCGGGATCCTTATAGGGATCATTCCAAGAATCTCCAGCCGAAGCAGTTGTTACTGGTTGTCCTACTGCTCCTCCAGGAACTCCACCTATTAGATTTGTTGACATTTTTATTTTCCTTATACGGTTGCAGTTGTTCCTACAGATTGACTTACACAATCTATAGTTGTTGTAGCGTAACCACCCTGTTTGATGTTATGAGTTAAACTGTGTATTAAATATTTTCCATTACCATATATTGTTAATTCTGGTCTTAACTTATTCAATAATTCAAGATAAATGGTTTGTCCAGCATGTAATTCTGGATTCCAAGGTACAGTCATTCTTAGTGCAATCTTATCTTGCTCAATCAATGCCATTCTTGCTTGTCTTTTTTGTGCAAATAAATGTGCATAATCTGGACACATATTCTGTCTCTTTGCTGTTGCCCAATTTGATAATCCGGCTTTTGGTACAGTTACGCCTTTATTACAAAAATCTAAATTTTGACCGAAATGAGATGTTGTTCCTAATACTTGATTTACACCAACATATGAACCTATACTTTGACCTTTATTTGAACCATTCATCAAATCTGTCAACAAATCAAAATCACAAGGAAAAGAATGTGTTATCATACCAAAAGGATCTCCAAAACTATCTACACCCTCAATTTCACTGAAATAAAACTTACCACCTCTAGGATGATTATTTCCAGAAAAAAGTGGTTCCCTTGCTACCATTCGATCTAATGATTCGAAATGATGTATTCCGTCTCCACTTTCAATCTCATATGTCATGTAGTGGAGAAATGATGGACTATCATTTCCTGCATGTAATGCAGCATTAGCTTGTTGTGCTATGACTTGATATGGATGAATATTATTTGCTTCATAATCTCTTGGATAATTTGATGGTTCAATATCTACCAAACTTGCACCTATGCAACCTCGTAAAACATCTTCAACAACCTGTGATGGAGTTTTACATTTCCAAAGCTTAGTCATTAAAGATACAGCATCTTCTAATAATGTCTTGTGTGTCAAATGTAAATAGAATTCATCTGTGTTGTTATTATATAATTTTCTTTTGTCCATTCTATAAATAGGATGAGATATTGTCATCTCAGACTTGATACCAAAATCTTTTAACGAAGGTTTGTTTAAATTGATAGTCATAATTCTACCACGAAATTCATCAAAGTTCTTTATATCACCTCTTCCTTCATAAGTTGTGAATTTGTGTGTGTGAAGTTTGATAGAAGTTTGTAGACCAGGTGTCAGAATACTTTCACCACAAACGACTTCAATAGGTGTCAATTCATCCAAAAGAATATCACTGACACCTTCTACTGCTATTTCCATTCTAGTTAGATTGCGATTTAAACCATCATCTTCCATTAATATCCTGTAAATCCTCTGGTAAATATAGGTTGAGTTTTAGTCAAACTTTCAAACTCACGAATTATCTGTAAATAATATTCAGGTTTGATAATCTTGATTGCTCTTTTTGCTTCATTTATATTTAATTCGTAATCATAGTTTGTTATTCTATCTCTGTATGTAACTTCTATAACTGTGCCTGATCCAAATTCAATTTCATTTCTTGCCTCAACATCTTGTACATCAGCTAAATTTCCATAGTGATCATATGGTATTGTAGAATCTGCCATTGATGATGCTACATTAGATGAGTTGATAACATATCTCCATTCAGTAACTAATCCTGAAACAGATTCTTCTCTACTGATGACTTTCTCATGATGATGATATGTTATTTGTGCAGTTTCTATTGATCCATATTTCTTTATTATGTATTTATTGAACGCATCATATCCCAAAGGCCAATCATATAGTGGATCTAACATATCGTTTGCATATAGTATAATCCAGTGCGCCTCTGAATTTCCATAAACTTTTTCTGCCAGAATTTCTGGTGTATCTCCATCTTGAATTAAATGTTCATAATATGTGGATAGATTGGACAAAACTTCACGAATCATTCTTGTTCTAAAGAATATATTGGTAACAGATTGATAATTACTAAGTCTTTTACCCTCAATATCGTATGGAATGACTGGAAATTTATCGAAAAAGAATGACATTTAAAATCCTTGTAATACTCTTTTCTTGTGAACTGGTTCAAGTTCTCTGAATGCTAAGCTCAATCTTACAGCTACAGGATGACCATTTCTGAACGTAGAATATATTCCTTGTGGAGCATAATCAACTTCAACTCTTTCAAGAACGCATGTGTTTATTCTTAAAAGATTCATATTTTCTACACCTTTATTGAAGAATGTTATGTCAAATTCTGCGGGTGGTATCCATGTTACTCCAGTCAATTCTCCAATTTCCGGTGCTGCATGAAATCTTAATGTTTTTATAATTGAATGTATAGTTTTAGATTCTTCTTCATTTCTTGGCGACATTAGAAATTCCATTACAAATACACGAACTGTTGTATTTGAGAAAAGTATTTCAACCATAGGATTGATAGGTGCTTGCAACAATTTTGATGTCCCACCAACAACTCCACTTTTGGCAATTCCCGCAACTGCACCAATGGTTGTACCTAAAGCCGAAGCTAGTGTAAGTTTTTCTGCAAAACCTTTAGCAAAAGCTTTTAATGTATCAGATGTGCCTACCATCAATTTACCAGCAAGTGCGGTTAAAGAAACTTCTTCATAAACATTTTGATTATTAAATACAAGAGGTGTGGGCATATGTAAAGCTATAGATTCTTGAACCCTTCTTGTGGATCGTGGTATAGCAGCTGCTGGTCTATTAGCTCCAGGTCCGCCGCCGCCATCAAATATACCACTTCCTAGAGGATTTCTAAATGAACTTGAAGTTGGCCATCTTAATCTATCGACTTTTGATCTAGTTAATGGTTCTAAAGGTGTGGAAAATTGTCTGCCCAATGCTCCTGCATAATCATTGTTATATGATTTTGTTGGAGCATTTATATTAATAACTACATAATGACCATTGTCAGAAAGACCGAGATCATTGGGAAATACTAAATATCTAAAATCATATTTCGATTGACTTAGGTCGATACCTGTCGCTGAAGTATCACCTGGATTTATAGGAATCGGAGTTTCCCAAGTGAAAAATCTAGAAAGAAAATCTAATATTGCCATCTTTTGTCCTTGATTAGGAGTTATTATTATTTATATGCCAAATTACAAAGGTAAATTCAACCCCAAAAATCCAAAGAAGTATAAAGGTGATCTTGACAACATTATCTGGAGAAGCACCTGGGAACTAAAAACCATGAAGTATTTAGATGAAAATCCAAATATAGTTGAATGGTCTTCCGAAGAAATCGTAATACCATATATATCACCAATAGATAATAGAAGACACAGATACTTTCCTGATTTTCTAGTAAAAGTTATGTTACCTGATAAGTCAATCAAGACAATGCTTCTTGAAGTTAAACCATTCAAAGAAACCTCAGAACCAAAAGTTCAAAGTAAAAAGACCAAGAAATATTTGACCGAAGTTATGACCTGGGGCGTAAATTCAAAGAAATGGGAAGCAGCAAAAGAATACTGTGCTGATAGAGGATGGGAATTCAAGATACTAACAGAAAAAGAAATATTTGGAAGAAATAAATAGTAATATGGCAAATAAAACAAAACAAGCAGTGGATTGGTTCATTGGTAAAGCTAGTAGTCCTGCTGGCTACAGAAGAAAGCTATTGGGTAATTCTTCTAGAAATAGAAGTGGTGCCACAATCGGTAAAATGTTTTTCTTCAGATATGATCCTAAATTAAAGAAGAAATTGCCTGTATATGATATATGGCCACTTGTATTTCCTATAGAACCATATCCAGATGGTTTTCTGGGACTCAATATGCACTATCTAAATGGTGGCGAAAGAAGTGCTTTGTTGGGTAAACTCACAGAATTTGCCAATAACAAGAGATTCGATGAAACTACCAGACTTTCTTTGTCTTATGATTTACTTCAAGCATCCAAAAGTTTGGCTACTCTATCTCGACCATGTATCAAGAGATATTTGTATAATCATGTAAGAACGCCCTTTGTAGAAATAACTGCTGACGAATGGGACAAAGTAATAGACTTACCAATAGAATTCTTTATATACAATCTATAGGAGATAATTTTGGCTAGATTATCAATAAATGCACCAAAAAATTTAGATTTGATTACATTTCGTTCAGTAATGGATCGATATGGTGGACTGCAAAAGTCTTCTAGATTTGTTGTAAAGATAAATCCTACTGGAGTATTATTAACAGACAGTACAGCAATGATGCGGGATTTAATATATCTAACAGAAATTGCTGAAATGCCAGGTAGAGGTTTCATGAATATGGATGTTAGATATTATGGACCAAATCAGAAATTACCTTTTCAATCAACATATGAAGATCAGAATTTCACTTTTATCTGTAGAAATGGTGCTTGGGAAAGAGAATTCTTTGATGACTGGATGTTCCTGATCAATCCAACACATCATTTCGATTTTAATTATAGAGATGAATATTGTTCTCAGATTTCAATTTTCCAATTCAGTGACATAGCCGACGATCAAGATGATCCAATACCAGACTACAAAATCACATTACATAATGCTTATCCAATATTCATTAATCCACAACCTATGACCTGGGCTGACAATCTTTTTCAAAAAGTTATCGTCAACTTCACATATACACATTGGACAAGAGATACTGATCCAAAACCAAAATTGTTCGGATTGATTGAAGATAAGGAAGGTGGTGGAATAAATGATAGAAATCCTGCGATAACAAGACCTGATGTAAATTATCGTGGTAGTTATTAATATATGGAGACTAGAATATGTTACCAAAAATTGAATTACCTATTTTTGAAGTAAAATTACCATCATCAGCAAAGAAACTAAAAGTAAGACCTTTCAAAGTAAAAGAAGAAAAATTGCTTCTGATGGCAATAGAATCTAATGATGATAATGAAATACTTGATGCTACTAAACAAGTTATCAATAATTGTGTGATAGATGATAAATTTGATGTTGATTCTCTGCCATTCTTTGATGCAGATTATTTGTTCATTGTGCTAAGAGCCAAATCTGTAGGTGAATCTGTAGATATCAAATTTACATGCAATAACTCTACAGATTCTGGTATATGTGGACAAGAATTTTCATCTAAGATTGATATACTTAATTGCAAAATACAAAAGGACGAATCGATTAAATCTGATATTGTTCTACAAGGAAACATAACAGTCAAAATGAGATATCCTTCATATACTGCAATGAAAAGTTTGATGGAAGGTGAAGAGACTGATAACTATAGTAGAAAAATTGAAATCATCATGGAATGTATTGAGATGGTAGTGGACAAAGATTCTGTTCATACCAGAAAAGACTTCACTAAAGAAGAGCTTCGAGAGTTTATTGAAAATCTATCAAAAGAAAATTTCAGCAGACTTGAGAAATTTATTGATAATTTTCCGAGTTTTGTAGTAACATCTAAGGCAAAATGTCCAAAATGTAAGTTTACTCATAACATAGAATACTCGGAATTTGAAAGTTTTTTCGTCTAATGCTCGGCTACGACAATCTAATGAATCATTACAAGACCAATTTTTCATTGATACAACATCACAAATACAATTTAAGTGATATTGAAAATATGATACCTTGGGAAAAATTTCTATATGTAGATTTGCTCAAGGAACATATAAAGAATCAGGAAGATTTGGCTCGTGATCGAGCAGCACAACAAAGGATTAACAGATAAAAATGCCTAGAATTAATCCAAAAAATCTGACAGTAGACTTCTCAATGCTTCAAAAGCTATCAATGTTAGATAGGATTGCTATGTTAAAAAGTGAAAGAGGAAGAGATTATCTATCATCTCTTACTCCTGTTCAATATGCTATGTTATTTCCAGACTACTTTAGGAGAGGTTTGCCCGATTTAGGAAAAACTGCCACTCCCACCAAATTGGGATTTTTTGGTCAAATGCGAAGAGCTATAACGGGTGGACCATCATATGGTGGTGCTGCACCTTCAGCACCTGCGAGACCTGGAACAGCAGCACCTTCAGCACCTGCAAGCACAAAAGACAGTACGCCAGCGGCAAGTTCGGGCACTAAATTTGGTTGGGAAGAGAAACTTGCTGAATTGTCTGGTGGTGCAAAAACACAAAAATCGAATATCGGCGGGTTTGAACTTAGTGATACTACATCGGTTGGTCCAGCTTCTATCAATTCAAAAGGATATGTGAATAAAGAAGAATTTTACAAACAAGCAGTAAAAACTTTTAGAAATTCTCCTCTAAACGAATTTGTACCAAAGGACGGTGAAAAATATGGAATAAAAAATGGTACAGCGGAAGAATGGGCAAATTTGGCTATGCGAACAGCAAGCGTGGAATCGAGTTTTCGGGTCACAACCACAAATCTAAAAGATGACGGTGGATCATTTGGGCTATTTCAATTTGGATATCATTATGGAATAACTAAAGAAAATTGGAAAAATCCTCAAGCACAGTTAGATGCATTTGTAAAATACTCTTCAATCTGGGTAAAAAATGGCGGAGGATATATTCTTCCTCCAAGTGATATTAAAGGAGTGAAACGATATCAAGGTCATGGCGGTTTTGGTGCTGCATTTTCAACATTTAGAGACAATAAAGTAAATTCTGAATCTGCATGGTCTGTTTCTAACAATATTCAAGGAAATATAGGAAGAGCCCAACAACAATCACAATCACAACAAGCAAGAGTTGAAGGTCCCAGAGAAAGAGTATTAGGCAAAGATAAACCACCCCTTGTGGCATCAGATTATATGAGTATTGCTAATGAAAGACTAAAGAATTTTCCAGAATCTTTCAAAAAGCAACTTGAGGGATTACCAGAAGACCAAAGAAATAAATTTTTCCAACAAATAGCATCTATTCCAGACGACAAACTTCCTGAATTTTCTAAACATTTGCAGAGTTTACCTGTACCTGAACAAAGAGAAATAATTCCTCAAATTGCTGAATCTGCACCAGGAGAAATACCAAACTTCAAAATATGGCAAGAGGGCGAAAAAGCAGGTACCGTACCAACATCTAGAGAAAGAGAAAGAGTTTTCAGAGAAGGTGGAGTAGTAGTCAATCTTGATACTAATTGGTCTGAAAGAGGAAATCAAACAGGACCTGAAGTAATCATCCCTGATGAAGCTACACCAGAACAAAGAAAAGCAGCAGAAGATTATGTTAGAGAAGTCGCACGAGTATATAGAGAAAAATTTGGAAAAAGTTTGCCAGGTAAAGTGCTAACTCGTTCTGAAAATAAAGCCAGACAGCCAAATAGACCTAAATTCTCTGGAGGTAGAACTGCAACTATACACACTGAACCTTTCAGTGTAAATGACGATAAGGCGGTTGACTACTTTTTCAAAGATCCAGAAGGAAGTAAAATATTAGCACAGATAGAAGCTAAAACATTAGGAAAAATACCTGGTGTACAATTCAGCGAACCGCACGATAGATATGCAAAAAAGAGAGATGTTGGTGCAGTATCCGATAGAGATCCAAAGATAAATGAAGTCATTATTGCGGATCAAAGATTAAGATTATTACAATCGATGAGAGATGCTGCACAACAAACGGCACAATCACAACCTCAACAAACAGCACCTAATCCACCTTCTGCACAACAGCAGAATCCTGCTGGCACTCAATCACAACATCAACAAACAGCACCTAATCCACCTTCTGCACAACAGCAGAATCCTGCTGGCACTCAATCACAAACAGCTACTGTAATTCCACCAAGACCACCACCAACATCCAGTTATAGACTAACAGGAGCAGCTGCTTATTTGCCTCAAAACACTATAAGACAATATTTGCCTGCTGGTGCAGAAATTAGTCGTGATGGATCTACAGTAACAATACCATCAGATAGCTTAGATACATATTTAAAAGATCCAAAAATACAAGAATCGTTGCAAAACTCTGGAATAACACCCGATCAATTGAAAGGATA